GGTAAGACTGAGCTTTTTGAGGAGTTGCCTCAAGAGGTTGGTGACCCTTTGAGATATGAGTTTAGCGAAGTAGCCTTTAATAGGGTTATGCCAGGTGGTTTAACGTTTGTTGAGCGTATGGTTGATAACGAAGTTAGGTTGACAAGGGGTGAGATGCCAGTAACTGTGTGGGTTGCCACTAATAAGGATGAATTGGTGAGTCATGAGAAGGCAAGGATTGGAAAGACGAGAGTTTTTGTTCAGCCAACTCTCGATGTGTCCCTCTTGATACGTCGTCATTTTGGAAGATTCCTTAATGAGTATAAGGCTAGGGCAGGTTTCAATTTGTGTCATGGAATAGGTCAGGACAAGGATAAGTGTTGGGGCGCTTACTTAGATGGATTGACGGAGCTTGGAGATAATGGTTTTGACGTGGACTACGCGAATTATGATGGATCGGTGCCACAATGTGCTGTCGACGCGTTTATTGCTGTGGTAAATCATGCGTATGGAGGTGTTAGAAATAAGGAAAGGACTGCCCTTATCCAAACTATTATGCAGTCCACCATAATTGTAGGTGATCAAGTAATGGAAAAAGAGATTGGCAATTGTTCGGGATCACCTATTACGGATGTTTTCAACTCGATTACCAATTGGTACCATGTGCTGGCGTGTTATATGATGTCGAGACCTCTAGTTGGATTAGCACCCACACTGAAGGAGTTCGACAAGGATGTACGTGCGCTAACTTATGGTGATGATTTAATCGTTGGGGCGCGAGATGAGGTGCTGACATATTTTAATAGAGAGTCTTTCTACCAATATGCGAAGATCTTGGGTATGAGCGTGACTAGTGCTGCGAAAACTGAGAAAATTGTACCATTTGAAAAACTTGAAGAGTTAACTTTTTTGAAGTCACCTTTTGTGAAGAAAGATAAATATGTTGCTGCACCCTTGCCTAAGAAGGTTATCTATCGTGAAGTCATGTGGCAGAAGAAGCAAAATGATGGATATATCGGTATTTTTAAGCAGAAAATGGATGCAGCGGTACTGATGATGGCGCATTATGGACAGAAAGACGTTGATGAGTTTGTAGGCCAGTTGCGTGATCAGGGAGTGACAGTTGAATTTGACTTCCGAGAGTGGGAGCGGGAGATGCGAGAGAAGCAAGAGTATTATAGCGTCGATAGCCCGGAGAAAGGGGAAAGAATGGACCCGTATTTTTCAATGATTGTGGAAGATGTTGATCCGTTTAATTTTAGTTGTGATTTTGAGGATGGATCATGCCCTGAAGAAGAATAGTCCTTGTTAGTTATTAGAAGTATATTAATGTATTGTGTGTATTGTCGTATTGTATAAATGTGAAAATCTATTTAGTAGTTTTGTGCTTCTACAAAAAAAAAAAACACGCG